CCCGTGATGGCGTCGGCCCCGTGCATCAGCCTTCCCAGGGCTTGCCTTCCCGCTGAACGGCGCCACGCGGTGGCCATCTAAACCCCAGCCGCAAACACCTGGAGATCACATGCTGCTGAGTCAGCCAATGCTGTGATGGAGGTGATGTCGTCGAAGGAAACTGTCAGGGCCGTGGTGCTGGCATCGTGTACGTCAACGACGCCCTCGGCGCTAATCGGTATCATTATGGTGTGCCCCGCTTCCAACTTGTGGGCGCATTCGTTGTTGTTCTCACTGATAATGGTTATCTGGATGAAATTGGTGTCATCGAGGTTCGTTAGACAGATGAATCGAACATCCGCCTCATTCAAACCAATGGCCGTAGCACTACCAGGGCTCGTGGCCGTAAAGACCAGCACGGCCATCTCGCTGGTCGGGATGTTAACAATCCGGTTAACCACCTCGGTCACCGATGCCACGGTAAACGAGTGATCGAAGCCTTTGTCCTGGCCAGCCAAGGAAATAGTGGCCACGATGCGCACCGTGAGGGTTGCGGGCGTGACTGTCGTCGCCATCTTCTACTCTCTACTTCTTAGGTTTCTTAGACGCCGGCTTGGCACTCGGCTTTCGGTGCCCCGGCCGACTAGGATAATCCTTGCTTGTTCCTTTATGCGGCATAAGCCCCCCTACGTCTTCGTGGACTTCCCGCCGTGAAGCGCAGCGTTCCGGGCTCGGGCGCTGGCCTGTGCCTTCTCCCGAGTCTCTGAGGAACCAACGACCTTCCCGGAGGGCTCAACGACCTTGTACGGCTTAGCGCCCGTTCGTTTTTCAACGTGGACCGGCATTCGTTATTAGCGCCCCCGGCTTGCGTCTATCTGGCTGCAAACGCCCTCAACCCGCGCCTGCATCGCCTGTTCAGGGCGGATGACGACATAGGCGATGGTCGCTCCGTCACTGGTCAACCGGAGGCAGGCACCTTCCGTGACAGTCTTGGCAGTCATGCGCTTGAAATCGCTCCAAGCTATCGTGTCCATTACTCTTCCTGCTTGTCCGGGTAGCAATGAGGGCATGAGCGGTAACCGTCCATACCCCGCTTGCACATGCCACAGCGGACCCGGCACGGCTTGACCAGCGGCGGGTTGAACATCCAGAAGTCCATCGTGCCGCCCCCCCTTAGCCGAGTTCCTTGAACGTGTAAATCCTTTTCAGGCAGCACCGTATCCATTGTGGCCCACTGGTTCATGTTACGTGCAGACCACCTACGCTCCTGCCCAGACCCCGCGACCAGTAACTACCATGAAACCACCTGCCAGGCCACCGGACTGAACAACCAGAAAATCGCCAGCCTTGGAAGTAGCCTTGGTATTAGTCGCATCACCATCGTCCGTGTTAGTGAAATCCCAACCAACGACACCATCACTAGCATTCGGACTAACCGATGTTAGATGGTCGCCATCCTGGGCACCGTTAATAATGGTGTAGACACCCTGTGCGGCTGTGGCCGGTATGGTGATAACTACGTCACTGGTGCTCGTCGCGACAAATGACTTACCGCTGTCGTTGATATCCAGGGTCTTAGTTGTGGTCTCTTTCTCGCAATCTTGGAAGAAGTCGCCCGGAGCATGGCTGGGCCGTAGCATCACGTCCTCAGTGGACAACACCTGCCCCACTATCTGGTAGATGCCGTCGCCGTCTATGACTTCAACAGCATCCCCCGCATCGGTAGACAGGAATAAGGTATCACCCAAAGTCCCACCATGAGTTCCCGCTGTGACAACTCCGCCAGCCGCTATGGTGGACGGCTTTCTGATGACCGCCCACTCAGCGTACAGACCACTCGACCCGGAGTCGACATCCTCCAGGGACACGAAGTAGGCCGACCCGCCACCAGCCGAAGCATCGGCCAGGGCGAACTCCTTAGATACGAGGTCTCCAACCTTCAGCGCCTCGGTAGACGCAGCCCTAAAAGCCGGTCCCCGTTGCAGAATAACAGCCAGACCTCCGAAACTTGTATAAGCCATAACAATTCTCCTTTATCCTATTCTTCCTTAGAAGAGCAGATTTGTGTTAAGCGGTCACAACACCGTTAGCGTCAGCCCCGGTTACCTTGGAGCAACTGATCAACTTCTGGAACATCAGACCAGGATACCACTTGATCCGAACACGTTGGGCATCCTTGGTCTCCAGATTGCCGATCCGGTCCGTAGTAATGGGCAACGACTGAATACCACAACACGCATCAGACGCGAAGCGCAGTACGAAGATGGAAGTCGCACCATCGTCGTCATCACCCGCGCTATCAGCATAGTTATGCCCGTAAACATTCGCCGCACCCTCATTGGTGCCATACTGAAGGTCCGCCGACTCATTGTCGCGGATATGATCCGACACCACCACCGGGAGGTCAAACAGCGTCTGCACGGTCTTCCCTTGAACGTCCGTTTTGGTGATGCCCCCGACCCCGTTGAGATACTTATTGATCGACCGGCGCATCAACTTGGACATCACTACCAGGTCCGGCTTATCGCCCTTGACCAGGTCGATAGCCGCCTCAACACGCTCCAGGCTCAAGGCCAGAGCAGTCCCCGATGACGTGGCAACCGCAATCGCGTTGTTCGACCCAGAGGTCGTGCGGCGTATGAGGTAGTGAAGGCCGTCGAAGTCCTTGGTGCCGCCCCCGGTGAAGTACCCATAGAAGAAGGCGTCCAAGTACGCTCTTCGGATAGCCTTCGTTTTAGCAGCAATTTGCTCCTTCATCAGGTCCTGCTCGTTACTGCGTGTCGCCTTCAGAAAGTTGTCCACATCGGCATCCCCGCCGAGAATCGTGGTAACCGCCGTCCGAGAGGTGACTGTCGAGGTAGACTCAACCCAAGTATCACCCACTTCGTAGAACTGCGCTCCGGAGAGGGTAGTCTCCTCGTTATACGTTAACCCATTACCCTTGATGTCCTTGAAGGGCAGCTTTTCAAGAATAGGATCGTCCTTGACCAAGAGTTCCACGACGCCCTTTTGCAGCACGTCGTTAGAATACTTGGTTGCTTCAACCAATGTCAGTGCCATAATTATTCTCTCCTAAAAGCGAGTGTACAACCCGCCCGTATCTCTATCGTGTCTTGGGTGGATGGTCCAACGCCCAGCGGATTTTCTCCTCGGGGTCCATGTTGGCGATGACACCACCCATACCCGCGCCAATTCCACCGCCCCCACCACCATCAAAGGATTCGGGGCCGGTCTCTCTTTCCTTGAAGGCGGCTTCGCGTTTCTCCAGTGCCAGCTCCCGCGCCTTCAACCGCATGGAGTCAGGCGTCGTGAGTGCTTTATCTTCCAACAGTTCCTTTGCGTCCACGCCAAACTCTCGCGCGAAATCCTCTGCGGCCGTTAACCGACCGACCTGTTCGCCATGGGCCATCAACCGCTGATAGCCTTGAAGCCCAGTCTGCCTTTCGGCAGCCACCTGGGCGTCAGCTACCCGTTGCCGCCCTCGTTGCGCAGCCTCATCCTCAGTGATGTCGCCGTTATCCACTGCGCGGGCGTCCGCTGCCCTATGCTGGTTCTCGGCAGCCTGCGCTCGCTCTGCCTGGAGATCCAGGGCGAACCGCGTAGCCATCTGCCGAAGACCGGCGCTTTCCTTGTCCTTGGCCGACTCCCTAGCCGACCACTCTTCCTGGGTATAGGTCCGAGGCTGGGGTCGCCCCCCCTGGTCGCCGGCTTCAGTTACGCCTTGCCCCGCCCCATCACCGGCACCGTCGGCTAGAGCCGTCCCAGACTGAGGAGTTTCCGCCCCACTCTCAGGTGGCTCCCAACCGGCATCTCCGGACTGAGGTTGGGTTTCCGTGTTTTCGGTGACCATATACCTCCAACAAGAAAGGCCCCGTGCCAAATCACGGGGCCTCAAGGGCCTCTATATGCAGGGCCTTAACGACCCTGAGCCATCTCGCTTGGGCTTATTCTACCACATCATGGCCATTCTCTGCTTTGCACCCATGACGGCTACAGCGCAACCTCCATGGCCGAGCCAAGTACGCCGCCAGGATACGCCCGCACTTCCAGCAGCGGGGTTGGTGGTCGATCTGAGGCTTGCTTGTGGCAATCATCTTCCCACCGGTTGCTCAACAGGCTGTATAGTCAAGAGTCTCTGCCTGAGTGTCACTTTCAACCAAGTATTGAAATCAGTCTGTCCCAACGGGAAGTCCCGGAACAGAGTTTGGAGTTTTTGCCGTTGGACATCTGTGAGGGGCTTAGACGCCCCCTCCACCGGAAACAGCAGGTCCCGCACACCATGAGCGGTGTTCCGATCCATTCGATCTAGAATCTGTTGCGTGGTTACAACCGTGGGTGAAGTGCCGTTCCTGGGCGCGGGTGCCGGTGTAGGCACCGGTGCCGGTGTAGGCACCGGAGTTGCCATCCTATCTAGCCGTCTAATGAGCGAATCAACAGGAGTCCGTTCTAACCACAACCCAACCCTTTTAGCATCCTCTCGCTCTTTACGTCGTTCTCCTATGGCCTCGATGTCATCTGGCTCGATTCCGTGCTCTTGAATCAGCCTCATTACCGCCGTCACAGCGGGTATCCCTTTCAGACTAGAAGTGTGCCCTACAATGAAGAGCTTGGCATCAAGGTCGGCGTTCTTTTGGCGAAGACTATCCCGAGTTGTCTGTATTCCCTTTTCTTCCCTCTCGATGGCACTGGAGGGGATGGCATTATACTCCTTGAAATCGTCCTGCCATTCTTCCAGTCCTGAAAAATACGCCGTGATAGATAGGCCGCCCACGCCCGTCGGGGCCGCAATCGCAGCGCCCACCCCTCCCTCTGCCTTCCATGCCTCAGCAATATCCTGGGCCATAAAAGGAATGAAGTCTTCGGCTATGCTCTTGATCCTTTGGTCCCATGTCTCCACGGGGTTCCCCACTGGATCGGAACCAATTACTTGGTCTCGTACCTCACCAGCCGAAGGCGAAAGTTTGCTTGACAGGTAACCCGTCCCAGTGTTTGGGTCTATTAAGGCGGTGGCCAATCGGCTCTTATCCTGGATGGCGCCAGTCCTTGTGCTTTTCACTTGCCCTGTTGCAAACTGGGCAAGATAACGAGCCAAGACATCGAAACCACCATCAATGCCAATGCGCATATTGCCATAGCGTATCTTGCGGAAGTCTGAGGAACGAGGGTCCCATTCCACGGAAACCCCAGGGTGCCGTTCGGCAAGCAGTAAAATGGTCGTGGTTCCTGCAAGAAACCCACCAATATCCCTCGCTATGGTCTTTCGTAGGCGGGGATGGAACACAAGTTCCCGTCCGGCACGATAGGGGACCTCAAACCGGGATACCCCAAACCGGAAAGAATAGAAGACGGCATTGAGCCACTTGTTGTTGGCCCGAAGGAACTCCCCCACATTGCCACGTCCGGTAAGGGCGTTGTGGAACTTTACTAAACGCTCGATATCATCCCGTGTAAGGTGGCCTTCTAGAGCCTCCACGAGGTCATCCAAAGTGTTAAGAGGCCGCTCACCCGATAAGACTGCCTCACGGATCTCCGGGGACATCGCCGCCAATATTTCAGAGTCCGCAACCTCGGACCTGAGTTTGTTGCTCGTAGCGATAAACGACCTGTTTGACTGCCTGATGCCGGGCACCTTCTCAGCCCATATATTCATCATGGATTCTTCTTGCTGGCTCAACCGCCCATGGCGATCAATATATTCCAGCCCGGCTTCCTGGAGGGGCTTGTATAAAGGCCGCTGGAAGAACTGGCGGTCCGCCGCTATGGCCACTTTCTCAGAGCCAAAGCTACGTACATTTGTACCCAACGCATCCCACCAGCGTTGCGGGTGAGAGAAGATGTAAGGCCAGCCCTGCCGCCCGATAAAGGAGATGTCAAAAGCTGCCTGAAACATACGGTTCAAGCCGATAATGCTCAGGAACGTATCCCACTTGTCCGGGGGCAACAGTGCATTGGCATCGGCCATAAGCGCCTGAGCTGCCCGCATCTGGTCGTATTCGTCCGTGATCCCCTGAAGCGCCCTCGCCCTATCCAAGAAACTTTCGGCCAGTTCATCCGGCATTTCGATGCCCTCAGCCTTGAGCCGCGCCTTAGCTGTCCTGACAGCATCCCTTCCAACGTTCTTCAACCGGACTTTGGCTTCTCGCAGATTGGCCTGGGTGAGATATTCGTAGTCCTTCGCCCGTTGCCTGGCTAGCTTAGCCGCTTGCCGCGCCGCCGCCGCTTCCTCTATCGCTATCTTAACCGGGTTAAACTGCCTGATCTCATCCACCAAGGCCCTGACCGCCGCAGCCTGCTCCGCTTCAGGCAGGGCGTTCAAGACACGGGCTTTAGCTAGAAAGTCCCGCGCCATATCTTCAGGCAGTTCTGCCCCGTATTTGCGGAGGACCGCCTTGGCCTGGCCGACAGCCTTCCGATCAGCAGTGGTGACTCCCCGTGTCACCTTGCGAGAACTAGCGTCTATGAGAGTTTCAAGGTCGTTAGCCGCTTGCCTCGCTTGCCGCCGGACTCTCGCTTCAGCATCAGCGATTGCTTTCGTGCGGGCAAGTTCCTTGGCTACTGGGTCATGCGCCTTTATCTTGGCTATAAGTTTGTTCAGAGCCGCCGCCTGCTCCGCCTGGGGCAAACCCCGGAGGGCGCGGGCCTCAGCAAGAAGGTTCTCAGCCATCCCCTGGGGCAGTTCCACATCGGTACGTTTCAGAAGGTTCTTCACCCTAGCAATAGCGAGGCGGTCAACCGAGTCCAACCGCTGAAAGACATCGCGACTGGTGCGATCAATCATCTGGGTCAGGTCTGCCGCCTGTTGCTCCAGCAGTTTTGGCGAGGGTTTGAGGGCTTTCCCTACTGTCACACCAGCCTGAACCTGGGGCAGTTGGCGGACCTCTTCCACCAGTTCCATGATCGCTCTGACCCGTGCCTCACCCTCTAGGGCGTTAAGCTCGGCAGCCCTGTCCAAGAAAGAGTTGGCGGTGGCCTCGTCCATCTCTGCCACAGACTGCTTTAGAATGGTCTTTGCCTTTATGATAGCTTGACGTTCTGCTGGGGTGAGTGTGGCCTGGACTTCACGCACCGAGTCGTCAATAAGATACTCCAAATCTTTGGCCCGTTGGTTGCCCTTTGGCTTCCTAGTGGCCCCAGCCCGCTGGGTTTCAGTGGTGGTCTCACCAACATCGCGCACAGCCCTCTTTGCCCGTATAACCTCTGCTTCAGCCTCCGCTACCTCTTCCACGGCATCCCTGGTTGCCTTCTGCGCTGAGGCTTTACGGCCAGCGACGGCGAGGCGCTTTGCCACGGCTGGACCCTTCCCTTTTTCCGCCGCCTTTTTAACGATACGGGCGATGTAAATGAAAAGGCCCTCGGCCGACAATTTATCGATTGTGGATGCCAACTGGACGGCTTGAGCAGAGGGGGTGAGCCTTTCTGCGATACGCTGGCTTAGAGCTTTGAGTTCAGTGATGTCATCAGCCGTAACCGCTTTCCGCATAAGGATGATGCCCTCGGCCATCGTGTCCACCATGGTGTCCGGGTCTAGAGGGGCATCAGCCATCACCCGTGCCCTAGCCGCTGCCAAGTCAGTGTTGACAACTTCCACGGCTCGACCGAGGGTGGCCTTGTTGGTGATAGGACTATAGAGAATAGGCTCCTTGTCAAAAAGCTGTCGGAGGACAGGGGAACCCATAGGCGATTCGCCAGTATGGGTAATAAACCCCCGTTCCAAACCCTCGGCAGCGGCTTCCCCCACTAGAGATTCTGCTGGTGGCCCCGCCCCCGTAGGGGGCGTAGGGCCTGGTACAGTCCTGGCTCCACGTTGTACGCCCTCTACCGCTCCTTCACCTACCGCTGCTGGGGATGGAGCGGCTGCACTCTGTTCTATATAGTGGGCAGCGAAATCCTGAACGGTTTCAGTTGTACCTTCCAACTTCCGTAAATCCGTTTTGCGTATAATTAGTTCTAATTCTCCAGAATGCCCGTGAGCAACGACATCTCTAATTGGTACTTCCCATGAAGAAATACGCCAGTTAGACATTGTCGTGGGTTCTTTGCCTGTTCCTAGGGCTAGGCGAAACCGCATAGCCATAGTTGGAGAAAGACTTGTGGCAGAATACTGGACATTAGGTGAACCGTGGATAGGAGCATTTACATGATGGCCCCGAAACACTCGGACTTTCCCACCTGTATTTCGGCTCATCATATCTAGATTCTCTTGCAGGGCCCCGTAGTAAGAGGCATCCTGTCGTGCATTTCTAGCCCAGAGGTCAATATTTGCGTTACGCCATGAATACTCAAAGTGCATATCTTCTAGTGGGGTTCCCTCTATATATGCAGAGAGACTCTCATCTAAAGGAGCTTCGTCAAGCCATCTTGCTACATCCGTTTGACGAAAGACATTAGCAACTTCATCGGCCCTATCTATCCCAGGAACCCCCGCTGCTGGGGATGGAGCGGCGGCTGGCTCCAAAGGCAAAACCGTCTGCCCAGCCTGGGTCTCTGCCGCAAGCCTCTGCTGCTCCACAACCTGTTCCGGCTGGATAAGCGGCTGCCGGGCCTCACTGCGCCCCAAGCCCGTAAAGCCTACCTGCTGAGGAGGTTCGCCGATGCCAAACCCGGCCTGCACCCCAGTGCCGGGGGCCACTTCTGGGGGAATGGCCCGTACAGACGGCTCCACTATCGAATCGAACAGGCCGCGCAGCCGCTCCCCGTAGGCCGTCAACTGGGGCGTGGATTTACCTGGAGAAATGGCTTTCCTGCCGGCGTGGAACGGTGCTAACCGGCTGGCCAACTCCGCATCCACCTCTTCCAGACTCGACCGCATGAACTTCACCACGTCGTCCATCGTGTCGCTCAACTCGATGAACCCCGCCAGAGTGCGATCCGCTTCTAGGCGCCCCAGCTCTTCCCTGATCGCTCTCCGGGTGCCCTGGCCCTTCGGCAGGCGGCCCTTCTTGGACAGCAGCCCTTCTATCTCGCCGATCCGGGTGTTGATGCGGGCAAACTCTGCCGCCGCATCTGCCCCCAAGCCTGCCGCTTCTGCTACTCGAGGGACAGCCAAGCGGGTAATGGGAGCGTCGGCCGCAGCCCGGATACCCGCACGCCCCACCTGAACCGCCCCCCTCACTCCACTTCGCGCAAGGCTAGGTATGCCAGTGGGAAGTCCGGGGTCTAGCACCAGTTGTTGCCACAAAGGCCGTTCAGCGAATTGGCTGGCAGCAGCGCCGGAACCTTCAGTAAACAGCGTCGGGGCTTCAACATCCTCGAGCGGTTTGTCCAATTGAGCAAGCAGTTCCGCGTACACTTCGCCCGCAACATCGAGCGGCTCCATGTACGCTCGAAGAATCCCCTCAACCGTCCGTTCCTCCGGTGTGACGGGGCGCCCATAGTCCAATGCGGGGATCCCAGCGAGAAATGACTCTGCCCCAATGGCCCGTTCGGTGACCGGCGGGTCAGGCGCAACGCCGGGAGGCAAAAACGGGCCCGCTTGAAACCCCTTCAATTCCTCTGGCGGCCTGGTTTCCAAACGGGTGCCAACAATGCGCTCGGACTCACGGCCAACAGGCGTCCCAATGAATCCTTCCAAGAACCCGCCGGGCCGCGGCCCGGCTTCCGCCGCCCCCAACTGGCCAATAATGCCTTGAAGCAGACCCTCAATCTCCCGGTCAACCTCTTGCGCCGGGTCAGGACGTGGGGCAGGGCGCGGTGCAGGACGGGGCTGGGCGGTAGGACGGGGAACAGGTTCAGGCCGGGGAGGGCGTACCTCCTTCTCGGCCTGAACGAACCGGTCCGCAACGCGATCCCAAGGGCTGGTAGTCACGAACGCGACTCCTAGTTAGCAGGAACCTTGTCGCTATCTTTTACGTACAGCGGCGTCCCTTCCATAGTCCTCCTAGAATCCCGGTATGTCCCAGCGGGCCCGCGGCCCGAACTGAGAGCTTTGGGCACCCCGCCGCTGTGGCGACAGAGCAAGGAATCGTTGCATCCAGGGGTAGTTCGCCAAGAACTCGACATTCGTCGCTGTTGGCGCCTGGCCAGCACGGGCTTGTGCTCCTAACTGACCAAAATAGCCTCCTTCAATCTGTGCCTGCCTGTTTTGGTAGTAGTCGAAAAACGTGTTCGGAGCACTGGGGAACTCCGCTGGTCGGTTGAACCGGTCGGGGCGGTAAGCCTCATAAGCAATATCGGGGAAGTCTTCTAGGAAGTCTCTCGACCAGATGTTGTCAGTGGGCATCGTCGTTCCCTACCGTTAGAAGCTGAACTTGGAGCGAAGGTAGTCAATCCAGGGAGTCCCCCGACCACCCAATTCCCACTGTTGCTGCATGAACGGAACCCGCGAGGCAGCCCAGGCGGCACCACGCGCACCTAGGCGGGGTGCAAGCCCGCCTGTCATTAAGTCTTGCAACCTCCTGAGGCCCGCACCTTCAGTGAACTCCCCGCCGCCAAACTCATCATACGTCGGAGCGAACGTGAGCCCTCCAAATTCCCTTTGCTCTCCCGTCATGCCGCCCAAACTGCTAAGAACGGAGGCAGCCCGTGCGCGTCGGGAGGCTACATCCGGGATACCTGCCGCCCAAGGGTCGAACTCCATGCCGGGCAAGTCCTGTGCCCCACTAATAAGTTGTGAAGTCTCGTAGAGATTACGCAGCGGAGCGTACTGGCCCGCAATGAATCTCTGGCCTGGGGTGCGGGCACCAGTACCGATACCTCGGCTTCTCAACCATCTCGTAAACGGCCCTTCTTCCAGTGGGTCTGTAGCCACGTTGTTTCCTCCTACGTTCTCCAATACCGTCCGCGCTGCCTGTCTCGCTGCTTCCGCTTCCGCTGCCGCTGCCGCTGCCGCTGCCGCATTGGCGACTTGTTGGGTGGTCCACGAATCCCCGGCCTGTGCTTGCGCCGTCCCCGGTCCCGGGTCCCTAGGCGGAGCTGCCAGTACCCCGCCGCCAGTGCCAACATCGCCGACCGGGTTAGCCTGGTCATAAAGAGCCCTGGCCTTTGCGGCCATCGCGTCAGTAGCCAGGCTAAAAGTATCCTCAACCTTCGACGCAAATTCCTGCAACCCCTCGGTCGCAAGAGCCCACTCGGCTGCGTTGCGCGCCTCTTGAAGACTGCGATAGGTGCCTTGCAGGAAGCGGTTGAAGTAATCTGTGACGATTTGTTGTGCACGTTGCTCCGAAGTATCAGGCTCATCGGCTGGTGCCGAAGGCGGAGGAGGGAGCGGCTCGTCTGTGGGCGCCACGTACTGACTCCTCCAGTAGTCCGCCAAGTCCTGCCAGTTATCGAAAACGTTGCCTTGGGCGTCTGTTATCGCCATCTTCTATCTCCTATTGCTGCGCTGGCGGGGCTGCCGGTGGCGAGCCTGCCGCTCCCGGTGGTGCCGGGAGTTGCACCCCCAAGGCTTCCAGTACCGCCATCCCGAGGTCTTCCTGCCCGGCCTCGATAAATACCTGTGCTATTTGGTCGATTACTTCCGGCGGTATCTGGGGTTGCCCGCCCGAAGGAGCCCCGCCCGGAGGGGCGGCAGGCTGATCCAGCAACGCCATCAGTTTTTGCGCGGCTTCGGGCTTACCCGCGTTGACCAACGCCTCCGCCATGTTCATGATCTTCATGGGTTCCAGGTTCTCGCCGAACTCCGCCAATACCTTACGCTCTTCCGCATCGGGGTTGGGTAAGTTCATGATCTTATCCCGCGCCGTAAAGAAAGAAACCAAGCTCTGGCCACCCGCCCCAACGGGTGTGACGGCCTGAATGGCAGCCGCAATATCACTCTCAATGTCCCGTGGGAACTTGGGTTCTACTTTGGCCGTAACGTACCAACCCTTGTCAATGTCCTTTGGCTGTATCTGCTGTGAGAAGAATCCCTTGTCCTCGTCGAGTCTATAGCCCTGAAACTGACCTTTTTTGCCATGGTCTGCGTACTGCGCCAACAGTTGCTTGCCCAGCCAGACGTAACACCGGGACAACGCCTCGGTGCGTGGATTGAAGACGGACCGCCTGGCGTCGGCAAGAATCACGAGAGCCCGGCCTGACGGAGGAGGAGACCCCACATCACCGAAGGCCAGGTGGGGCAACATACTCTGCTCTCCCTCGGTATTCAGGATACCCAAAAGCGCCAGCGTGACCTCGGGTACGAGAGGTAATTCCAGCGGCCTCAGGGACTCACCCTCTTCAACACGTATAATTCGGAATGCTTCCCACGGATCGCCCACGATCTCCTTCGTCCCCATCTTCGACTGATGAACGAGGGACCCCACTACGGACTTTTTATTGATGTCCATGAGTTGAGAAATATACTTGTTCATGGGCTCAAAGGTATGCTTCGCCGCCGAAAAGACGGACTGGCCACGGTATTCCAGCATGGTGGAATGATCCATATCCCGGATTGTCGGCATCGACCCCACGGCTCCATGCAGCACAGGGATACCGTTCCGCTTAAACGCCGTCGGCTTTTTCATAAACTCATTGTCGATGAGGACGGCATTCCGCTCTTCATCAAAGAAGTCGATCACCGTGTGGCCGGGATGTTGGCTAGTCCCACCGTGGCCAGTCGGCTCGATCCCGTAGGCGGCCTTGATCTGAGCTTCCGTCGCCAACCATTTATTAGCTATCCAGAGGAGGCCGCGAGGACCTTTGTCGTAAGTAACTCGCATCGGGTCCCACGCCTGCACATCGAAGTACGTCTCACCTTTCACAACATAGACGACGCACTTGAGGCAATACCACCCTCGGCTGGCAATGTAGTAAGCGAGGCTCTGCCGCAGTGGCGGCTCACCTGCCGCCATCTGAGTCTGGTCAATATCGTTCAGCGCCCCAAAAATGAACAGTTCCCCCGTGTCGGCTTTCTCCCGGTCCTTCTCCTTTGCATCATCGGCCAGCCTGATCGAGATACTCAACTCCGCCCGGTTCATCCCATCAAGAATTTTGTCGATATAATTCTGCGGTTTGGTGCTGGTGAACGCTTCGTAACCCGCGAGAGTTGTATACTCTTTCCCGACGGCGTAATCCTGGTCCTCATCCATGCGGGTATAGAGAGCATGCTGGTCTTGCTCAGACTGACTCACCGCCTTGGTGATGTCACTAACGGTGTCGAACATAGTGACCCCTACGCTCCGCCTCGTGGCCCGTATAGGGACTATATACTTTGGTAATCAATCTCCCCTCAATCGCTTCCGGCGCAAACTCACCGAGAATATATCGCTCCGCATCCATAAGGTGGAAGTTCGCCTTGCTATCGATCTCCTGGGTCGTCTCGTAGTTCTCGTCTAACTTGCGACTGTATGTCTCTTTCTCATGGAGGTACAATCCCACATCATCAAAGACAAATATACGATTGTTCTTATGCCAACTATACACCCGGTCGATGCCCGCCTCAACACCTTTCAAGGTCGGCTTGCTGATGGGCCAACCCGCCGCTGTATAGGCATCCCGGTAGCCGTCCTCGTTGGTCTGAGCGCCCCCGACACGGCGCATAATATTCTCGCCTTCGGAGAGCCGCTTGAACTCTGCGGCGTGACCAGCAGAGGACAACCCCCCAGCCAAGTAGTTTCGATAGACGTAGAGCCAACCGGTGCCGGGATCTTGGGCGTACCAGACGGCTCCGGTATTGTTGGGGCCGAAGTCGTGACCCACATAACATAGGTAGTGGTCAGGCGGCTTGCTCCACGCCCGCGGGATGCAGCACGCTACCTCATCGAAGCAATCATAGATCAAGCCAGCCGGCTTATCGTACATGCCCCGGTAGAAGAGGTTAAACTTCCACGCAGGCAGAGAGCGCCGAGCCCGTTCGTACTCCTCAACGGGGAAGGCTGGGTTCATCAGGCTATCGAATTGAATTACGGTGATGTCAGAGGCGCCGGCCTTCCACTTGTCGTAAATCTCCGTTTTCATCCAGCCAAGGCCATACAGCGTGGTGGTTCCGAGGACTCGGCCTTGAGCCAGGGACAGGCGCCGCAGAATCGCCTCCCAAGATGCCCGGTGAAACTGGAGTTGCCCCACTTCGTCCAACCAAGCCGCCAGGGCCGTGGCGGACTCGATGGACTCAGAGTTGGCCGCAGAAGCGAAGATCACCCGCGTCTTTACGTCCTCCCGGCCTGGCCATTTGTCCTGCCACTGCTTGTTGTACGTAAACTCAAAGACCTTATCGCTACTCCGGTACGTCCCCAGTTTGAGAAGATGGTCAAAAACGTACAGGAACTCTGGCAACATCTTGAGGTTCAAAAGAGGGAAGGTTGCGGTGACGGCCAAGTAATCCCCCGGCCCGCGTGCATCTATCTCTTGCTTCAGCCACCAGGGGCCCAGGCACGTCTTCCCCCCCTGAGTGGACGCAAACATGAAGACAAACCGTTCCAGGGCTTCCATGGCCTCAGTCTGCCCCGGATGCAGATTCAAGATGATCTGGGCGCCCTTTCGCTGGCAGAAGGGAGGGTGTTTCATCGCTGCAAGGTATCCCACCGGCTAGCATAAGAAAAGCCGAAATGCTTCCGAAGGAGTCGCCTCACGGCAACCTGAGAAAACGGCCGGCAAGAGAAAAGGTCTAAGTTCAACGCTTTCCTCTCCGGTGCCGTGTGAACGACCATACTACTCTCGCTCAAGAGAGCCATCCCAGTAACTCCCGGGCCAAAAGTGCCTCCGTTGGCAAACTCCTGGATGTAGAAATGGCAAATCGTCAGTGCTGTGACTGTGATAGCCTCTCGCATAAACGCTTCGACCACCTGAGCGTCGGCCAACCCTTTCGAACAGGTCAGGTCCGCGATCAGGTGCATCGGCTTGGTCACTTGGCGTCCTCCAGATTGGTCACGGCCTCTTCAATAGCCCGGTCCATCCATTCCGGTGTCTGAGACACCGGCTCGGGTGCCCGGTAGGACTTCACAACCGTCACGGTGCGGACCGGCGGCAAATCAGTGTCCCCGCCCACCGCCACGGCCTGAGCAGGTCTCCCAATAGTCTGGTCAACAACCCGGTTGACAACATCCAACTTCTGCGCCACCGTCACTTTCAACTTCCGGCCGTTGACGTTGACAACCTCATCCTTGAGAACCGCCTCATAGAACTCAATGGCTTTCGGGTACAACACCTTGATCCGGTCCTTCTGAGCCTGTTTCTCAGTTTTCTTTCTAACCATATCTACCTCGAAGCCTGCACTAGTCTCCCATAGAGCCACAACCAAAGGCTTTCAAGGACGGGATGTAGCTCTCCATCCGGCCTCCCACCCAAGCATAGTATACCTCATTCAGGGCCTGCCATGCTGCTTCCTGAACAGGCTTGTAGAATCGCAGTGATACGCGGTTGTGAGAGTCCGACGAGCTTACCGATGGCGGTGCGAGTTAGGCCAGATGCGCGGCCTAGCTCTATGACTTTAAGAGTGCGGGGGGACTTCACCTGGTATTGCATGGTGCCAGCGCAGCGAGTTGAACAATAGGTTTGGCGATGGCACCTAGAGAGCGGCCACGGCCCCATAGCCTGGCCACATTTGGCACACGGTTTGTAGTATCTAGGTCCAACCATACTGTACTCACATTATAACAGATGTTACAACTCGTGGCGAAAACCCCTCAACAGCACGGAGCCCCCCCACTAACTCAATACTCACACCTAACACCCCCTCCCTCAGGCTCAGATTCGCTTTTTGCTCAAAATTCTGCGGGCTTACCAACCATGCCCGGCTGCCGCTCCTATGATACCCCCCCCCCTTTTAAAGCCGGGAGCCGGTCCAGCTGCGCCGGATTAACTGCGGCAGCTGGCCGCCCAGCGACGGACTCCGTGACCCGGCCTAGACCGGGGTCAACCCCTATCGTCGACATCGCCTGGCCATGGGCGCAACACGTCGCCGGTACAATGGGGACTGCTGCGTGGCACGGGCGAGACGGCACCCACTAGGCGTGGCCAGCACCGCAAGGCATGCCTGGCTATAGGCGTGGCAGCGGTACCGCCGGGGGCCATATCATAGGGGTAGGGGACCTGGACGGTTCAGATGTTATGGCCAATTTACCATAGGGTGTTGACAAACCCGGCGGAAACGTGGTAATGTGTCTCTGTCAGGCACA